AACTCCCAAAGCTTTCACTGACCTGACATTTGGTGAGCCTGTTGATGAGTTCGCTGACTGGTCCCCATGCCTGTCATGCATGTTTGCACAAGGCATACCCGAAGGGACCCGGAATACTGTGATGTTTGCGGCGGCGGTGGGCTGTAAGAAAGAACAACCAGAGAAGTGGAAAGAACGCCTTGAAGAAATCAACAACAAGTATGCTTCACCACCTTTGCCAGCTTCTGAGATCGTTGTCATACAGTCTCAGCACGAGAAGAAAGAGTATGGGTTCCCGTGTGAACAGGAACCGCTGAAGTCTTTCTGCAACAAGAGCCTGTGTAAGACAAAGAAGTTTGGTATAGGTAGCCATGTTGCTCATGTAGACATAACAGGTTTGTGTGTTGTCAAGTCAGAGCCTCCCGTTTGGTTCTGTGATGTGGCTGGTCAACGGGTTGAACTTACAACTGATGACTTACAAACACCGCAGAAGTTTCAAAAGGCTTGCATGGAACAGATACATGTGATGCCGCCACTGCAGAAGGTAGGCGACTGGCAAGAGCTTGTTGGCGTAATGATGCAGGACATGAGTGAGATAGAGGTGCCAGAAGAACTAACATACAAGGGTCAGTTCATGGACCTTCTTGAGTCTTACTGTGATGGCAGGGTGCAGGCTCAGTCAGCAGAAGAGATATCTATTGGCAAGCCTTTTACAGACGATGACGAAGGTCTTACATACTTTAAGATTGAGTCTTTGATTAGGTTCCTGAGAGGTCAGAAGTTTGACAGCTATAGCCGAGGTCAGATACAGGAGCGGTTGAAAGAACTTAATGGCAGTAATGTAGCTAATGGTAAGAAGAGATTTGAGACAACATCTGGAACAAGAAAAGAGATGCGTGTCTGGTGGGTTCCATCCTTCAGTTCCGAGGTCCAAGTTCCGGGTATCGAGATTGAAAGTGAGGTGCCGTTCTAATGCAGACAACTATCTTCGGTCCCCCAGGAACGGGCAAAACAACAACGCTTATTAATATTGTTAAGCAGGAGCTTGATAACGGAACTAAGCCTGAGAACATTGCGTTCGTATCCTTCAGCCGTAAGGCGGCGGAGGAAGCGCGTGACCGTTCAGCGGCGGCTCTAAACATGGGCTCGGACCAGATGGTATGGTTCCGCACCTTACATAGCTTCGCGTTTCAGAACTTAGGTCTTAGTACCAATCAGGTTCTAAAGGGCTCCGACTATAATCAGTTGGGTAAGGTGCTGGGCCTAGAGTTTTCTTCCAACTCTTCTGTTACTATGGCTGATGGCAACTTGTTTAGCCCCGGCAAAGGAGGTGATGCATATCTGTCTTTGATACAGTTAGCACGGGTGCGCGGCGTTAGTCTTGAGCAGCAGTTCAGCGATGCTAACGACAGAAGGCTTTACTTTCAGCAGTTGAAGGTAGTGAACAAAGCACTGTTCGACTACAAGAAAGATACGGGTAAGCTAGACTTTGTAGATATGATTGAGAGGTTCATAGACGAGGGGGATTCCCCCTTGCTTGATGTGCTTATTGTTGATGAGGCACAGGACCTAGCACCTATGCAGTGGAAGATGATACACGATGTGATGAAGCCACGGGCCAAGCGGGTTTACTTTGCTGGTGATGATGATCAGTGTATCTATTCTTGGATGGGTGTGGATGTGAAGGACTTCCTTAACGCATCAGATAATAAAACAATTCTGCATAAATCATATCGTCTTCCTAGAAATATTTATAACGTCGCGGACAGTATGGTAAGTCAACTGGGTACCCGGCAGGAAAAGGTATGGATGCCCAAAGACGAGGCTGGAGTTGTAGTTTGGCATCATGATATGCTTGGTCTAGACCTAACCAACGGCGAGTGGCTTATCCTTGCTAGAACTAATTACATCGCGAACAAGATTGCAACAGATCTCAAAGAGCAGGGTTACCTGTTCTGGCGTGAAGGTTCCGGTTGGTCTATCTCACCAAATGTATTAACTGGAATTGAGGTTTGGCTAAAGCTATGCAAAGGAATATATCTCTCCGCGAAGGAATTGAGGATTCTCTCTACATTATTAAAGTCGGATATCGTGACCAAGTTTGGAAGGAAGAAGCTTGCCACGCTCGACAACGAACTAACCTACAATCTAGAAAGCATAAGAGAGAACTTTACTACGAACGTCTCCGCCGAGATGCCGTGGTACGATGCGCTCAAAGTTTCAGAGAGGGAGAGAATATATATTTCCTCAGTGAGACGGATGGGCGAGAAGATTCTGACGAACAAGCCGAGGATCAAGATATCGACGATCCACAAAGCAAAGGGTGGAGAAGCGGATAACGTCGCCCTACTACTAGACTCCTCCAAGCCATGTGCAGAAAGCCCTGATCAGGACTCCGAGATACGGACGTTCTACGTCGGGGCTACTCGTGCCAAGAAAGCACTGCACATTATCGAATCACAATCAATGTATGGATTTAAAATATGAAAGACCGACAGCATTTTATTGACACCGCCGCAGAGTTAATCAATGGTCCGAGAGCCAAGGACTATGGACCGGCTAAGTTTAACCATGAGCGTATCGCTACTATATGGAGTGTTATACTTAACAGGGCGGTGACTGCAGAACAGGTGGCGGCATGTATGATTGGTGTCAAGTTGGCACGACTGGCAGAAGACATAACCAAGGATGACTCGTGGGTTGATATCATTGGATACGCTGCATTGGGCGGCGAGATCATAAATGATAATGAGTGAGAGCTATCAAATGGACATCCTAGATTTAGACATGAAAGACGCTGCTATCCAAGGAACGGAAAAGCAATGGGTTCCACCATCATCTTTCCCTGACCTTACTGGGCAAGAGCGCATCGCCATTGACCTTGAGACACGGGACCCAAACCTCAAGACATTGGGGCCGGGCTGGTGTAGAGATGATGGCTATATCATTGGAGTAGCTGTTGCGGCTGGAGATTTCCAAGGGTACTTTCCTATCCGGCATGAGAGCGGCGAGAACTTCTCACAGAAGAAAGTCTTTACTTGGCTGAAGAAACAGATGGAGACACCTCACATTGAGAAGGTCATGCACAATGCGATGTATGACCTTGGCTGGTTACGTTGGGCAGGAATCGAGGTTCAAGGTCCGATAGTCGATACCATGATAGCCGCGCCGCTGTTGAACGAGAACCGGATGTATTACAACCTAGACTCTTTGGCTCGTGAGTATCTGGGTGAGCGTAAGGATGAGAAGATTTTAAAAGCGGCGGCGTCTGCCTTTGGTGTGGACCCAAAGGGAGGCATGTGGCGGCTACCGTCTCACTTAGTCGGGGCATATGCAGAACAGGATGCCGCTGTTACCTTGAGACTTTGGGACAGGTTACGCGCTGACATGGTCAAGGATGAATGCACTGGTATATTCCAGCTTGAGTCAAGCCTGATGCCTGTGCTCCTGGACATGAAGACGAATGGTGTGCGAGTTGACATCGATAAAGCAGAGCAGGCGCGGACAGAATTACTGCGCCGAGAGAAAGAATTAACGGAGGATGTGCGGAAAGAAACGGGTGTAACTATTGAACCGTGGGTCGCCACATCTATAGCAAAGGCGTTTGATGCCGTCGGGTTGTCTTATGATAGGACAGAGAAGACTGGGGTTCCCGCCTTTACAAAACAGTTTCTTGCGAACCATGACAATCCTCTGGCGCAGAAGATTGTAAAGATTAGAGAGTTTAACAAGGCCAACACAACCTTTATCGAAACTATTCTTGAGCACTCTCATAAGGGGCGTATCCATTGTGACTTTAATCCTTTGCGTTCCGACGAGGGTGGCACTGTAACGGGTAGATTTTCTTCAAGCAACCCGAACCTGCAGCAGATTCCGGCACGGGACCCGGAGATCAAAGCTATGATCCGTGGGCTGTTCATACCAGAAGAGGGATGCAAGTGGGGTTCATTCGACTATGCGTCACAAGAACCACGCTGGCTTGCTCACTACTGTTCTACATTAAAAGGCGTACACCGTCACCCACAGATTGATGGCGTGGTGCAGATGTACCATGATGGCGATGCTGACTTTCACCAAATGGTTGCAGACATCGCAGGTATTTCTCGTAAGCAGGCTAAGACTGTCAACCTTGGTATCATGTATGGCATGGGTAAAGCCAAGCTTGCAGGTGTGATGGATATCACAGATGAGGAAGCTACTCACCTTCTTGCTAAGTATCACGACAGGGTGCCGTTCGTTAAGGGTATGGCTGACATGACTATGCGTAGAGCAGAAGAGGTTGGGCATATCAGAACGTGGCTGGGACGGAAGTGTCGCTTCAATATGTGGCAACCTAAGTCATACGGCTACAGCAAGGCTATGCCATTAGAGCAGGCGGCAAAAGAATATGGCGGAAAGGCGGCAATCAAACGTGCCTTTACATACAAGGCTTTGAACAGGCTGATCCAAGGTTCGAGTGCCGACCAGACAAAGAAGGCGATGGTGGACTGCTATGCAGAGGGACTAACTCCGATGCTGACAGTGCATGATGAACTGTGCTTTAATATAGAAAACAAGGAACAGGCCGAACGGATATCTGAAATCATGACTACCTGTGTACCAAACCTAAACATTCCGTTCGAGGTGGACACAGCACTGGTCGATAACTGGGGGGAAGTAGAATGAATTGTTGGCATTGCAGGCACGAACTTATCTGGGGGGGCGACCATGATCAGGAAGATGATGACGGTAAGTCCTTCATCGAGTCTAACCTATCCTGCCCTAACTGCGAAGCCTTCTACTTAGTCTACTTGCCCGTAGAAGGAGCGGAAGATGTTTGATGCAGTCCTAACGGCCTGCCATTTAATGGTTGCAACTGAGTGTATGATTATAGAGAACACCAGAGGACCGTATGATAGTCAAACCGAGTGCCTTGTTCGCATGAATGAGATGTCTGTTGATGCAAGAAAAATGTTTGACAGGTTAAGACTGCCATATGTGATAGTTAAACGCGAATGTCGTGGACCTCAAGCTGCATAGGTACGTTCATCCGCAACGAGCGGCCTGAGAATCGATGTTTTTATTTAAGTAAATCAGTCACTTGGAGAACAGGTCTCTCCTTGGCAGCAGTCGTAAATTACCTGACCACAGGTAACACACTGCTCATGACCGTGTACAAACACAGTCTTTAGCTCTTCACCACAGCGATCACACCGCTTGCAGTGGCGTTTTATCTCAGGCTTCTCCATCTGACAACGCCCTCATCCGTGATACCAAACGTCTTGCGCGGTTCGGGACCTGAGTATACCAGCGGCTGTCAACCATCTGGTCTGCCGCCTCATTCCAGTCACGCGCATCAACACCAGCCTTCATGCCTTTGAACTTGGACAGCCGGGGGCGTCCCATGTTAAACATCATGTTGGCAATGATTTTCTGGCACTCATCAGGCAGGTGTGCAAAGTCAGAGTACAGTGTCATGCAGTCGTTAATCGTGACAGCCATGTCTAGGTTGAATACCTGCTGTACCCGCTCCTGCTCAATGACTGTGCCGACAGGCTTGCCATGTTCCTTGTCTTCCTTGGTCACAAGGTGACCTATGCCGAATGTAGGTAGGCCCAAGTGGTCCAAGTATATCTCGTACTTGCAGCCCTCGTCTTCAGCAAGCTCCTGACGGAGCTCGTTAAGCACTGTTGATTTCATCATATTAGTTGTTCCCAAATGTTAGCATATTCTTCAAGGCAGAGAACGGGTCACTGCCCATAAAGGCAGGGCTGTTTCTAATTGAAGGGGATGCGGGAGCCGTCAGTGGGGCTGACACGGCTCCCGCTTGCGCTGGCACTGATGGAGGGACAGTACCTGCAGCAACTGGTTGTGATTGTACCGGGGTCACAGGTCCGAGGTCTACGGGCTGTGGTACGAATTCTTGAGTTTCTGGTTCCAATGGAACACCTAGCTTACGACCCCGAAGCTCTTTTCTAATAGCGTTGATTTCGGACATTGGTAGTCTATTATTATTCTGCCGAACTCTTTTTTTAATATCAGAGGAAGGAACAAAAGGAACGAACTTTCCACGCATTAAGTCAGAGACGTTTGCAACCTTATTCTTTTTTAATGTCCTGCGTATTTCTGGGTCAGAAATACCAAGCTTACGCATGTTCTCAATAACATAAAACATCTCATTCATCACGCGGAATCGAGCTTCATTAGCGTTACGATATGTACTCAATGCGTTCTGAGGGTCTAACTGATTTCTTGTACTAACAGAACTGTTGAATATTTGTGATGTACTTTGGAGTGCTCGACCATACTCATACCCACGGTACATCATAATGTTCTCAGGCTTAACTTCATTCTCAGTAACACCTGTAAAAGCTCTAAAAATTTCCTGCCCTGCACGGCGCTCATTGCCGTTAGGGTCAGTAGTGTCGGACATTAAAGAACGAGCGAACCTTCCTACTTCTACGCCTGGCGCTTGTGTTTCTTTCTTTTGTCCTTTGAGAGTAATCGGCATGGCTCCAGGAACAAACGAGTCTGCGATATGAAAAAAGCTTTTCATTGTTTTGTCACCGACAGTGTCTTCGTCACGATATATTTTTGCACCTGTTTGTGTTCTACCGTTACGCACAGTAGCGTCAACAATTCTCTCAGTAACAATAGACTCCCCTGCGAATGGGTCAAATATTTCTCCGATCGCCCCCATGACAGCATCTGTTGCGACCTTGCTTGTGTCACTGCCCATGTCCTCGCCACGGTTTACTGCGTTTAGTACCGCGAGAAACGGGCGCTGAAGGTA